CCTTACGTGCTGACCACTGTCCGGGATTACCCCCCTTGCTGCCAGCTTTGATACGATTGAACTGTTGCTTTCTCATTCCGGGCTTAGTGTAGTTGCCAGCCTCATTAACTCGACTTTTGCTTTTCGTTTCACCGCCCTTCGCATAGCCAGTCTTTCCAACCGACCCTCCTTGCGCTTTCTTTTCAACACCCTCGATTTTGCCAGCGTTTGCTGTTGCGTAGAAGACCTGTTCACCCTTCTTTCCCCCGTAAGTGCGTTGCATCGATTTCATAATGTCTTTGCCTTTTTTAGTTAGGGGCATCAAAACTCTCCCTTTCTCATAGCTTCAGAAAGCTTGTGTGCGCGATTGCCAACCTGCCTAGCCCACTTCGAATCGGTCATCTCAAAACTTGCAGCTTCAAAGTTTAAGTCGTGGATAGCGTACCACATCTTTTTGAACTTACACAGGCGAGGAACACCCATGTTGAAGGCCATGTCAACAAGTATCATTTGGCGAACCGCATCGAGGTTATCAACACACGGATGAACTGCAACCAGTTCCTTTTCGACAATTCGAATATCGTTCATAGCCATGTACCGTGCATCAGCTTCAGAGATACCCTTTTTGTATACCTCTTCCATGCCGGATATGCCCATGTATTCTAGCTCTTCTTTGGTAATACCCCGGTCACGAAGGTTACGACCGATGCCGATGGTGTCGATGCCGAGCGTATCTTGGTACACTTGGCAGACCATTCCTTCGTGTTCGATTACTTTATCAAGCAGGTGGCTTGTGTCGTATTTCATCTACTTCTTTCCTTCGTTGCTCATCCAAACGCCAAACGCACCTGTCATAGCTCCCATAACAACGGAGACAAACGCTGATTGTGGTGCTGTCGGGTCTTCCAAGCTCATAAACCACTCTGCACAACGCCAACTCATCAAGGTCATTATCAGCATCATAAATCGTGGAAGTATTTTCCATTCTAAGATTTGCTTCGAACTCACTTGGTCAGTCCTTTGACCTTTTCTACTGTTCTCAAGCCGCCAAGTCCTAACATGCCAAGAAGCACAGTCATTAGGCTATCCATGTCAAACACAGGCAACTCAGGTAGTTCCATACCTGCCATCCCCGCACCGAAAATGATGAACGGAGCTAGGATAAAATGCCATGCCATCGCAAAAGAAAGCACCCACCCAAGAAAGGGACGCCAACCCGCTACAAAAATAGACCGATGCTGGGCTTCGGCCTTGTTTATTTCGAGTTGCCCCATCGCTTGTTGCTGGGCATGTTTTTGAGACATCGTGGCTATTTCGTGGGCCAGCCTTGCCTTTTGGTCCTTATCTTCAATGAACTGGTCAAGAAGATTTGTTACGGGACCGATAAGATTTGCTAACATTTCCATCTCTTTCTTGCTTGGCGAAGACGGCTGTTCGGGTCTTTCGCTGCTTTCGGAAACTTCTTCATTTGTCCGGCAGACCGCGCACAGAAAGACTTGCGTCGCTTGGCGTCCTTGCTTCCGGCTTTTACCTTTCCGGTCACCGCTGTCTTGAGCTTCGAACCCGGATTCTTTTTTCTGTATTCCTTGACGCCTTTTGCAGTCATACCCGCACCAGACTTAGTAGGGCGGTAGTTTGCGCTTTTGCCTGTTGTTGATTTTTTAATCGGGTTTTCTTTTTTACGAGGTGGCATAGGGTTTACCCCCGGCAAGGTTGGTTGCTTATATCATATAAATTAAAAGTCGTCAAGGGGGCAAAGTTGCCCCTGCCCCCAAGACTGATGTTTAGGCGAATGATGCCGCTGCACCAGCAGCGTTCATTGGAACCATTACAGCAAACACACGGACTTTACCGTCCATGATTGCAGTGATAGCTTTCACGTCGATGGTATCAGCAGCTAAGTAGAACTTAGCAGCAGAACCAGTTTCCTGAATGCCAACTGCGCCGTCTGCATCTAGGTCAGTGACCCAAGTGTCAGCGGCTGTGCCATCACCAACGTCAATCGTACCAGCGTTTGAACTTGCTGTTACAAGCTCGATGCCGACACACAGAACCAGCGTGTTAGCTGGAACCTTTAAAGCGTCGATATCTTCGTTGATACCAAGATTGGTTGATGAAAAGTCCAGCACAACTTCTTGCATATAGGGTTTTGCACCTGCTGCAACTGCTACACCATTATCGGTAACTGCGTAAGTAGCCATTAGTAAATCTCCCTACTAGTCTAAGCTAACAACGCCACGAACGAGTGCTTCTGGGCGAAGGACCTTACGTCCAAACACATGAAGACCACGAACGATGTCGCTGAAGGTTTCAGTTGAGCGAACAACTTCTGTTTTCGCGATGTGCGAAGCAGTAGCTGTTGAGGACATGTGACCCGCAAGAATTGCGTTCTCAGTGCCGTCTGTTGCTAGACCGGAGATTGTTACTTGGTCAGTGCCGCCTGTAGAAACAAGGGCAGTTGACTTGTAACACTGGAAGCCAGCAATGTTGCCCAGCGATACAAGGCCGTTACGCAGAGGTGAAGTTGCGTCGCCAGTAACCTGTACTTCTGCGAACTTCGAACCTGCTGAAAACAGGTGCTTGTAGAAAGCTGGAGGAGCAACGAACCAACGGTTCTCTTCCGGAACTGACTGGTCGTCCAGAGCCTGTGCCATGATAAGCATGGTGTTGACTGCTGTGTCACCGGGGCTAGTTGCACCACCGATATCCAGAGCAGAACCCAGTGTACCGATACCACTGATTGTAGCAGTTTCAGCACCTGATTCACCTGTCAGGCCAGCGCTGGTTGCCATTGAGTCCAGAACGTTAGCGTCGTACTTACGCTTCAGGGAATATGCACCTGAAGAAGTCGCAAGAGCTTCGAAGTTAACGTGTGACTGACGCTCTTCAATGTCGTCAATCTTGAACGCAAAAGCGTTTGCTTGGTCAACAACCATTGTGATTTGGTCATCAGCTAAGTCTTGTGGGTTAACCACTGAACCACGTGAGTACGCAGATACGGTGATTGTTGGTTCTTTAATGATACGAACTGTATCGCCAAAGTTCTCAATTTCGCCAGCATAGTCGGTGTTGGTAATGTCTTCCGCAACCGAAGCGCGACGAAAGAATTTGAGAACCTTTTGGCTGAAAATTTCTGGTGTAAAGTTACCAGAAGGCAGGTTATTATAACCTGATGCGCTATCAAAAGCCATTGGTCTTTTCCTTCTTTGTTTGAGGTTAGTTTAAGAGTTGAAGTCGATTCGCCCTTCAGACCTTGCAGAGTCCAGTTCGCTTTCTAGCTTTTCGAACTCGTGGGGTTTCATCTTGGCGATTTGCGAAGCTTTCCAAACTTTTTTTCCATCTGTTGCATTGGTCTTGACTTCCCTCGCAGGGGTTTTTGTCACTGCCTCTGCTGCAGATGAAGATTTGGATTTCTTCTGGTTTAGGCCCTTGTCTGCCTTATATAGGTCAACGACCCGTGCCGCCCATTTAGCATCTGTATTGTTCTTGTAGATGCCGTTGGATATTGAAGCAGGTTGTTCTTCTAGCCACGACAGAAAATCTTGGTCTGCTTTTATTTTATCAAAGTCCGGTTGCAATCTGAGCAGTTCCTCGTAGGCTTTCTGCTTTTCAAGTTCTTTTTCTCGTTCTTTGATAGTTCCAAGCTCTTCTCTTAGCTGTGCAACTTGTGCTTCAGTTTCGATTGACGATACCGTCTGCACCACTTCAAAAACATCAGGGTAACGTTCTTTAAACTCTTCAAGCTCTTCTTGTGTTCGGGGGGCTTGTACACCTCGCGGCATATCAACCACCTTCTTTTGAACAGCTTCACGAAGATTGTTAATCTCCTGCTTAAATTCGTTAACCTTGTCGTCGTAGTGACGTTTTAGGTCGTCATAGCGTTTTTTGTAATCGTGTTCTTCGCTAGTCTTTTTTTCAGAGACAAAGCTGTTGGACTCTTCAGGTTGCTGAGTAGCCTCACTGTTGGAGGGGTCAGCTTCTTGAGCCTCTACTGCTTCTTCGTTGTCATCCTCATCCTTATAGACTTCATCACGGTATTTATTACGATATAGTGTGTCGCTATTCACGGTTCCAAACGAATCGTTTGGTTTGTTGGCACGGTGGCCTTTTACTTTAGTTGCCATTTTGTTATACCTCATATTGCAGGGCCACTTGGCTGTGGGTAGCTGCTTCGGTTACGTCAGGGCCGCGAACTTGCGGGTAGCTGACAAGTCTTTAGTTGGACGCCTTGTAGAAATCATGTGAACCATAAGTTTCTACTCGTTCCAAATTCTTTTGCATCCACTTGTTTTGTGCATCCGGTCGGGTGTACCACATAACGTCAGGTCCGACGACTGGCGATGCTTCCATTTCTCCGCTAAGAAGGTCATCTGCTATAGACAACGCTCGTGCGTAACCATTGCGGATATTTTCTGGAGTGGACTTAAATTCTTGTTGTATTGCTTTGTTGCGAGTAACGTCCATACCTGTGTACTCGTAGCCGCCCTTCTTGAGGCGAGATAAAGCAACGTCAGCAACAGTATTTTTGTTTTTAAACTCTGGTCTATCAGAATTAATTCGATTAATAACGGTCTGTCCTACAGCGTACATGTCGTCTTGGTCTGCACCTGCAGCAGCAGTTTCAGTAACAATCAGATGAGCCAGTAGCTCACGTTCGGAAAGTGAACGGTAAAACTTATCGTTTCGAGTACGCGATATGTTTTGACCGAAGTGCTGTTCGAGGCGGCTAGAGAAGTCTTCCGGAAGCTCTGCTGCCTCTTGCATCGGTACGTCTCCTCCTACATCTGCGGAAGGCTGGTACTCTGGAGGAGAGTTGAGAAAACCTGTGTCCATAGTTCCCTCTTCAAAGCCTGTAGGAGCGGTAACGTCTAGACTCGTGTTATCGCCTCTGCCCATTATGAGCATACCTTTGGCTGCACCTGTAGGTTCTTGCCCGTTTTCTTCGATGCGTTCTTGGGTTTCTTGCTTACCGCGATTGTTTATCTTTTGAAGACGGTCTAAGCCAATAATTTTAGATAGGTGGGGAGCTACGACTACTTCTCCACGAGAAATAGCCACATCTATCATTTTAGCACCGTTGTCCTGTTTGTCAACCGTTAAACCTCTGCGAACCGCTTCTTTATGGGCATCTAGGAGCATTTTCTTAACATCTTGCTCTCCTGCGAACTCGACGGCAGCCGCATTGATAACAAACGCGCCTTCAGGAAGCTTGGTTTCGACGTTGTCTGCTACGGTTTCACCTTCGGGTACTTGACTAGGGGGTTGGTCTACGAACCCTGATTGTCCTGCCATCTGTCCGGCTACGCCACCATTAGCTAAACCAACACGACCACCTGTATTAAACATGTCGGGTTCTGCACCACCAAAGAAACCTCCTCCGGTGCTGCTTTGTCCCTTATCTGGTGGGCCACTTCCTTGACCACCTTGTGATGTCGGTGCAGAAAACCCACCGCTTTTCTTTTCAGGCCCCTGTTCTTTAGAAACATCTGGCTGCGATTCTTTTTGCATACGTGCTTCTTCAGCTTTTTGTTGTCCAGCACTTCCTTGAGATTTTTGACCGTCTACAGCTTGCTTGAGAGTCGTATCTGTGGTTCGAGCAATACCCAAGGCATCTAAAGCTTGTTGTGTAGTTATGCCGTTTTCTTTGGCTAAAGTCTGAGCGTGGCTCATAAGACCATATCTAGCCCCTTGACCCGTTATACTAACAAACGCGCCGTTGCCAGTATAGTAACCTAAGTTTCCAACCTTCATACCCCCAGACGCTTCGAACTTCGTGCCAGTCTCGTCTTGCATGTTGTAGGTTCTAGGTTCGAAACCTTTGCTGATAGCTTCCATAGCCTTCATCTGAGTTTGACTCAGGCCCATCATGTTTCCGGTGTAGGTTCCGGAACCGGGTGCGCGAGTGATGCCGTTCTTTCCGATGCCCCAATTAACTTCGAAGCCTGTATAGGGTGTTCCCAAGGTTGTGGTAAGTCCAGCAGCCTTGGCGGCAGCGATAGCTGCTCGGTCTTTTGCCTGTATGTTTCCGACTAAAGTTTGAACGAAGCCCGGAATTCCGGACGCATCAACAGTCACGTTTCCAAACGAATCTTTCTTGGTCTTTCCTGCTATCGCCGGACCTAAGACTCCGCCTAAAATACTCGGCATCGGAACTCCGGCTGCTGCCGCAACTGCCGTACCCCCTGCGATTGCTGCGTCCGTAGCCGTAGGAGGTTTGCTGAACGTATCTTGAATATTCTTGGAGATGATGTTTCCTGCCTCTTTGAACGGAGCAGTTATGTCATCGACGAACGGGACTCTGTCCGTCTTCGCCTCTCCAATAGTTCCGGAATACGACGGATTAAAATTAGCACTAGACATAACCGACTCTACTTGACTTGGAGTCATGCCTATGTCACGACCCCGGTCTAAGTCGCGTCCGGGTGTCGCAAGTTCCGTAATGTCCTCATCTTCATCAACGTCAATACCAGTCTCTTCGGAAAGCGTAGGTAAGCCTAACGCCATGTTGTAATAGTTTATAAAGGAAGAACCATACGTGCTGGGGTCTACTGTTGTAGTCCCGATGTATTTGAAGCCTGTGTATTCGTCGTCAGTTGCCATGTCTATTTCTCTCGTAGGTAAGAGTCGTGATTATCCTTGAGCTTCAGGAGGGTTTCCAGTAAAGCCGCTTTCCCCTGCAGTTGGCGCAGTTCCGACTCCGATTGTGCCGTTACCAGACCCCGAAAGGTCAGTGCCTTCAGGTCTTGGAGATACTCCTCCAGAACCTTCCATACCGCCGGGTTGCTGACCAGCGGCCCCAGCTTCTTCGCTTGCTCTTTGTTGTGCATCTGCCATCATTCCCTTCAACATTTCGGCGTACAGTTGTGCTTCGTTCGTATCGTTGACAAGGCTGTCTGGGTCGATGTCTTGTGAAATAGCCAGTTCACGAATTAAGTTTGGTATCTTAATGAACGGAGCCAACATCGGGTTTGCAACAGTTTGCAGCAAAGCAGTAAGACGCTGTGTGCGAACTTCTTTTTGCATCACGGCAGCAACGCCGCGTGGTTTAATCTCTAGGTCACCGACAATGTCTTCGACCTCATCGTTAAACTGCATGTTCCACTGAAAATACGATTCACCAAGAGGCTTGAGAAGCATGTCATCGATGTTCTTGATGACTGTCTTCATAGAAAGACCCGCCGAACCCATCAGCATTGATAAGCCAGCAGCGGTTCGCCCTGTTCCGGTGACGCCTGTTTGTCCGTGCATAATCGACGGAATACCCGTTTCTTCATCAGCCAACTGGCGGCTAATCTGATACATCTGCAGGTTTTCTCCTGCTGTGTTCGGAAACTTTAAGCCGTTGATTGCCGTTCCGGTGACACCAGATTGGCGTCTGAAAATCTTGCCGGGAAAGATGTCCATGTTTTGACCCGGTACGAGACTAGCTTCGTCCACATCAAACACTAGGTTACCTGCAAGGGCGAGGTTATCGATAGCCATACGAACGTGACCGTTCATAAGTTTTTGGGCATCTTCCATATTTTCTGCTACACCTACACCCCAAATTTGATAGGGGTTTACTTCGTAAGGAAACACTTGATATGGAATACGAGCAGGAGTGAAAGGGTTGAGGACACAACGAATGACCATGTTGCCACAGACCCAGACGTTTACCTGAACCTCATCAAACTCGGACATTTGTTCTGCACCTTCAAGTCCCGCTTCTTGAGCGAACTTAGCATCTACAACACCCCAGTATTCAAGAATCTCGTAGCGGTTTTCAGAAACGTAAGGTTCGGTCTCGTCTTCCCGAATGGTGTCCTCGTAATACTTATCTTCGTAGTTAGGTCCTTTGGCGAGACACTCTTCAATAGCAGAAGCAATGAAGTGCGGACGCTTAATAAGGCTGCGAAGCTGTTGACGGTTATATCTGTGACGTTCGACAACGTATTCACAGTCTTCAATACACGTAGCGGATGGGTCAGGGTGAAAATCCCAAAGGGAAACCATCTCGATGCGGGGAACTACTCGCTCGTAAGGCGTGTATTCACGCTCTCCTTCGTCGTTGCGTTCCCACTTGTGTACTCGTTTATTAAAATTGAACGGTCCCTTGACGATACCCGTTCCGAAAAGCGAAGCTTCAAATATTGATTTGCGAAGAACGTTGACTGCATTAGTATCAAGCAACTGGTCGTGAATGACTTCTTCCATCCGACGAGCCGTCTCTTTTGCAGGGCTAATTTGAGGTTCACCGAGCTTGGCTTTTCCCTCTACAAGAGGAAGTTGCCCGTATTCGCTCTGTAAGCCCCCTAGAAAGGCTTTAGGCTCTTCTGCTTGCATAGCCCCCGGAGGAAGCTCTCTACCGTCTCCTGCGAACCCGTAGGGGTCTTTAGGAGCCATTTGGTCGAGAGGTGTCTCCATATGTGCAAATTTAGCGATACCTTCCGGAACTGGGGTAGACTCGACAACAAGCGGAAATTTCTTGTTTGTGAACAAGATATCAATAATCTGACCAAAGGCTGCAAGAACCTTCGTCTTAGTTATGCGAACAAAGACCTTTGACCGTTCCGAATCTCGGTATTGGGTCGTAGAGTCGTAGATGCCACGAAAGTTTTTATAGGCTTGAAGCCATCGTTGTTCGTGGGAGTAGCGTCCGTTTTCCGCGTCTTCAAACTTAGACTTGACATACCCAGCTAGGCCGGGCATAAACTCGTCAGGGTTCGTGACGCTAATTTGTGTGTCGTCTTCCGGTTGTAGGAAGTTATCATCTGATGCCATGATTAGTAGTCGCGTTCTTCAGCCATTTTCATTACGGACGGGTCAACTGCCTGTTTTGATGCTTTCTTAGGCATGTCTTCCGTCAGAACATCGGTCTTAGCGCGAGTGTCGAACTCAAGACCTTCACGATACAACTTACTTTCACCCATGTTCGCATCGACCGAAGTCTTATCTGCACCCATGATGTAAGCCGC